CCCATAATATCTGTGTTCTCCATCTATCTTGGTTGCAACTTTAACTGTGATAGTTGTCGTTGATGCGTGAGGTGCAACTAAATGACTGTATCCTGAGAACTGTGCAGCAGTGATAATGCCTGAAGTATTAACATTATCCGCAGTTCCGATACCTGATGCAGATCCACCAATAAATTTACCACTTGATGCCTGATACTGTAGAACTTTACCATCTACCTTTGCGCTATCCTCATCAACATCATCAAGTTTTAGAAGATTAACTTCACCAGATCCTGGCCCTTGTGCAAGAACACGATTCAGAATATTTTTAAGTTTTCTAATCTCTGACTGAACATCTACATCTGAGTTATCAACTTCTTCTTTGACTGTAGTGTCTTCAATAAACTTGATTGCCTTTGTAATTGAATCTTCTTCTTTGACCTCTTCTACTGCTGGTTTCTTAGGTTTCTTCTTACTTCCAATTTCTTTTTTAATTTCTTCATAATCATCTTGTTCTTCCTCTAAAGATTCAATATTAAAATTTTCTGGAACTCCAACAACAACTTCCTCTGGTTTGGAAACATTATCCAAAACAACATCAAGTTGTTCAATAAATTTTTCTCCCTTTTCTTTCTGTTCTTTAACCTCAACTTTTGCCTTTTCGATTCCACTCGAAACTGTCTTGACTAAGACATCAAGATTGATGTTAGCCTCTTTAAGAAGATTATCAAACTCTTCTTCCTTTTCTTTTTTGGCCTTTCCGAGAAGACTAAAAAATTCTGACAGTTCTGGTGATTTCATTTATCATCTTCTTTTTGGTTCTTAATTAATTTTGATAACTCAGCCGTTGAACCAACAAATAATGCGTTGGTTACATTTGTGGGGCCTTTGTTTGGATCTTGTTCAAGATCTTTCATTTTTTGTTGAAGATCAATAAGTTTATCTGTTGTATCTGCAACCGCTTTGATTGTAGTTGCAGCGACCTCGTATGCTCTTGCGGAATCAGATTCTTGTGCTAATTCTAATATACCATTCACAGCTTCCTGTCCTTTTTCTACAAGAGAATACAACTGAGCACGACTGTATTCATAGTCTTTTTCTGAATCATTTTTATCAGTTTTTTCAAGTTGATTCTTTCGAGGTTCAATATTAGTTTCAACGACCTCAGTATCAACGTTAAGTGCTTCCTCGATAGAATCAAAATTTTTCATAATTCTCCTAGATGTCTATGCCTTGAGATGGACTAAACTCTTTACCATCACTAAAGAATGATGACGTTTCATTAAATCCAAAATCATCACCAAATTCAATGAGTGCATCATCAGCAGTGTTGAGAACACCAATCTTGGCATTATGTTCATGTTTTGCGGCAATTGTATTATCATGAGCACGGAAGACAGTCACATTTTGACCACTAATACTTCTAATTTTCATAATTTCGGTGTCAATGATAATTCTTTGATTTGCAGCAAGATCAGTTGTGCTACTAACCTTAAATTTAGTGACATCAGCAGAAATAGCGCCATCTATCACGGTTGCTTCATCACCATCATAATTTTGTTTTGCAGCTGGTGTCGCACTATATCTTTGAACTCTTCTTGCAGTTTTAATATTTGTGTTACCATAAAAATCAACATCAACTTTCTTGATAAGACCTTCTGGATTATCTGCAACAGGGCCAAATAGGTAAGTTTTTGCAGTGAATGATAAAGTATAAACAATTGTTCTTCGAGTGTCAAAACTACCCTCATACTGATCACTTTGATTTATACTTTCTAAAACAATCGGTATATCTTTTTTCTCACCAATTGAACTAATTAAATTAATTGTAATATTAAATGATGGTTGAAAATATGGAAGTATTTGTTCTAAAATCTGTAACGCATCATCACTTAACTTAGACATGATACTCAGTTCAAATCCCACATTATATGGAACAGGCATATAAACTTTCTTTGCAGTCGTTCCGTCCTTTGCAAGAAAAGTTTGTGCGATTCCAGTTTTACGAGTTGGATCATATTGTATTCCTTGCATTTCAAAAGATATTCTTGGAAGTGTAATTGCAACTTCTCTTTCCAACTCTGGTTGTTGTTGTATTCTCGCCAAAAATTTCTGCATTGGCCCATAAGCCAACGGAACTTTCATGACGCTAAAGTTTGTGCCACTCGCATCTTTATGTCGAATATTAATATTATTAAAGAGAGTTCCGAATCCGATAACTGTCTTTCTTAATATTTCATGATAGAAGTAAGTCCCTAACATATCAATATTTTTTAACTATTTAGAATGTTCCGAAAGGATTACCCTCTGAGAAGTCTAAAATTGCATCTGCCTCTGTCTCAAAGTTTGCATTATCATTATATTGATTAGCCTTATACTCATCATTTGGATAGTCATTTGGTTGATTATAATCAACTGATAAAATAACATATTCTGCACCAGATTCATTACCTCTAATTTTTTCACCAACTTGAAATTCCATTTTTGTGAGCATATTGACATCAAGAGTTCTAGAACTCGCATCCCATACTTTAACTCTTGCTGTTTCTGAAGAATCTGAAGAAACTTGAACCACTTCGTTAAAGACATAATTACCATCTGCAATTGTTGATGCGACACCAATTGTAATTGGTGGTGCAGATGTATAACCACTACCAGCATTACTAATTCTGATTGATCTAATTGTTCCTCCAACCATAACTGCTTCAGCAGTCGCATTAACACCACCTTCGGGAGCAGTTCCAATCGCAACATTTGGAGTTGTAGTATAACCTGATCCACCAGACGTAATAGTAACGATACCTATAGAACCTAGAGTTGTAATGCCAGCGGTTGCTATACCCGCCCCTGGCACGGTTACAGTGGGTATTCCGATATATCCACTGCCAGGATTGATTAAAAGAATTCTGTCAATAGATTTAGCAGTTCCAATGCCAGTCCTTTCAGTCATGATTGCAACAGCTGTTGCATCAGTTCCAGCTGATGTGGTGATTCCAATTGTAGGTGCAGCTGCATATCCAAATCCATCATTCTGTAAGAAAATTTGTTGAACTGCGCCAAATGCTAAAGTTGTATTTGCAGTTGCGGTACTACCGATACCAGAAAGAATTAATCTCGCAGAATAACCCTCTGTCTGAACTACTTCATCAATTGCATTAACATTTGTATCGATAACTTCATCTTCATATTCAAAGACTTCACATGTAAGTTGATATGTATAACTTTTTCTTAATTGATAGTTTGGTTTTTCAAATTCAACGTATTTAATTTCAAATAATTTTTTACCTAAAGGTGCAAAGATTAAATCACCCTCTCTTGGACGATTCGATATCTCATAATCATCTTCTTGTTGTTCTAAAAAGGGTGCAATTGATTCTTCAAATCTTTCTCTTGAAATTACAAAAGTAGCCTCTGTAGTAACTCGAATACCAAATTTTGTCAATATGTCTCCCTGTCCAGCATATCCATCAATATTCATAAGATACGCTTCGAGTGGAAATGCCTGATCAAACCTTGATTCAGTCACCTCTCTCATGATGGTTCTAGATGTCATCAACTTTCGAGGAATGTAATGACACTCCTGTCCGTACATTCTTAATTGTTCATTAATTAAGTCTTGTACTAAACCTTGTTCTGATTCAGAACCCTGTAGGAAAAAAGGATTTAACATTATCCAATCATATCTAGTGGAGGCATTTCATAATCACTTGACATCTTCGCTCTGATTTCATCTAACTCACGAACACCATCATCATATATTTGACGACCATTTAATTGAATACCGCCAGGTAATTGAACTCCTTGGAATTTAATTAAATTTTGACCCCATTGTTTTTTACACAATGCTGTAAAATATCTTTTTAAAAATTGATCATTATAAACTTGAGTGAAATCATCTGGATCTAAAATTCGGAAACAATCAATTACAAAATGATCATTTACTTGTAGATGTTGAAAATCAGTATCGATATAAAGACGATCTTGACGAATATTAAACCGAAACTTCATATCTGGATTTAACAAGAAACTAATATCTTCAAGATATGTTTGAACCATCGAATACTGTAGAAGATCGACTGATCCAAAGGCATATAAATCATTTAAGAATAACTGATATCGAATATTAAATAATCCGTCATAAACTGTATCAGATCTAATTTTGAATATCTGATTAACTCCAATCACAGAGGCAGGCATTTGTAAATAATTTTGATTCTCTTCAAAATTAAAAGTGGTTGTTAAACCAACTGTTGAAGTTCCAGTGGTTGTTGTAATGCCAACATCTTTATCTCCTCCCCTTGCTTGTCCTCTGTCAATATCTTCTTGTGTAATTTTATATTTCAAATACATTCTTACGATACCATCGTAGTGTCTCTCTTGATATATTTGAATAGCATCATCTAAAAGATCTTGAAATTGTTCATCTGCAACATTAATCTCCAAGACAGGAAAACCAAGCTGTCTTTTTGCGTAATCGATTAAACCTTGTCTTGAACTTGGTTGAGCCATTATTCACCTCTATGTTGAAATACCTGATCTGACAAGCACATTACCTTCTATAATTTTAAAGAAAGTAGAACCAGAACTCACATTCACATCATATAGATATCTACCCTCAGCTAAACTTCTGGTAACTGTTGAACCCATTGATAAAGTAACTTTACCATCTGTGTTTCCAAGGGTTACACCAAAAGTATTTGCAGTTCCAATCACGGATTTCTTCATATTACTAGTTCCAGTATGATTGGTAAAATTAATACTTGAACCAGCAGAAGTTTTAACTGTGAAAGTCGTGTTAAAATCTGCACCAGAAAATATGGTTAGATTTACACCCATCGGAACGGCAACATCTGGATCAAATGTGATTACCTGTTGTGCCATCTTTTTAATTATTTAGT